GGTGGTCTAACACGGCACATTAGGTGTTTGCGTTGTCCCTTAAAGGCAATTCATGGATCTAAGCTGCACAGCGTTTTGATCATCAACACATTTTATTTTATCTCTTCAGGACGAGAGCCTGACATCGAGAGAATGGAGGTAATAATATGAAGAATTACTACTTTAGAAATCTGACACACGAAGCTCTTAAGTCTTCAGTGTCAAGTTTTTCGAAAGGAGTCGGTCTTCGACTCACTCTAGCAGGTTACGATCACACAGATGAGATGGTCGCAGATGTCCAAAAGATACTTTACAGTACCTGTGCCTTTTTGGAGAACAGCAGTGATAATACTGTTAAAGAGTGGATAGATGCGGCCAAACGCCACAAAGATGATATGGCAAAGATCTTGACGAAGATCATTAACCTTAGCAAGCTCTACGGTATACAAAATCCCGTAAGAGCGGTCTCTAGGTCCCGTATCATATTCGGCGGTGACTTTGAATTATGCGAGGAGGCCATACAACCTCGATCGTTCTGGAAATACTACAGATTGTTCTCATATCTGAGGTTTTGCCAGAACTCTGCTCAGTTAATAGCTGTTCAGAGTGTAATCGCTACTGTCTTTACTATATACAAAGACATAGGTGTTCAAGGACCTCTTCTAGATCAAAGGGTCATGGAGCATGTCAGAGAGATGAAAGATGACTCTCTGAAAAGGTCTGCTACAACCCATCATCTGGATTATGTGCATAATTTTCTCGAACACATTGATCGTTGTGTCACGCTAGGTGAGAAACCGAGATCAAAATCAGCTTCCTCAATAGTGGCAACTATAAGATTAATTCTTAAAGATGGATTCGAAAGACCTCTATTAGATAGAGATCACTTACCGAAATCGATGAAATCTTCTGGGACTTCAGCTTATGGAAAGACACTACCCGCAATCTTAGCAGCAGCATTTGAGAATGACATCACTGATTATGATTACAGTGATTTCGATGAATTGACTGGTTACAAATATGATCAGACAATTGATATCAATGCGAGACAACATACTACACATTGTTGTGCTATAGCCCATCGCTCTAAAGATGATGCTAGACTTATTCATACTGGATGTAACAAAATCCAGGATAGGTTGCATTATCATGCGGAAGTCATGAAAGTGTTCTTGAGGAGACGCTATTCTATAGCAGTCTGGGATCAAATGGCAGCTGTCGGTTCTATATGCAACTGGTTCTTCAAAGGAGCCAAGGCGGTATATAGTCTTGACCTTCATGCAGCCACCGACACTCTTGACGTGAGTGAACAAGCTATTTGCTATACTCATCTGTTAAGATGGATGGGATATGAGGAGCGTGAGATTAATATATTAATCTCACAATGGTTGAATGACATGAAAAGGAAAATACACATCACACTGCCTAAATCAAAGAAGAAACTCTGCTTTGATATGGCTACAGGTCAACCAATGGGATTAGAATCATCAGTTGGTTCTTTAAATCTAAGCC